CCTTGGTCTGCAAGTTTACGCTCTTGCCTGTCCACTTTGACCCACACTTCAAGCCGAAATAGTTGTGGTAGACCTTAGATAACAGGCTTTCGCCCCATCCAGATTCCAGGATAGCTTGTCCGATGATTGGAGACACAACCTTGATATCATACTTTGGAGCATATTCCGCAACCAGTGGCGCAATGCGCTCAATATATGCTTTTTGCTTATCTGTCACTGTGTCACCTTCTTTGCATCTTCAACCGCTTTTGCAATGTCTGCCGGTGTGCCATCCTCCAGAGAATGATTTACATTATTAACCACATCCCGCACGGCCTTCGGTACTGGTGCGCCCAACTTGTCACAATTTTCCATAATGGACATCAACTCCATAAATATGATATATGCGGAGATAGCCATAATCACATACTTGGGAAGCATCATCGCATAAGTCACCAACGCACCGATTACAATGTAACTGATCTCGCCGAACTTCTTTCCAAGCCCCGCCCGCATCCGGGATGAATCAAAAGTCTTTGATACCCACGCATAAGCAAGGCCTGTCATGATGTCAATGCCCATCATGATACAGGGCAGAGCCAGAAGCCAGAATTTACTTGCGAAATGCAAATTAGCAATTACATCTTTCATGTCATTATCTCCTTTAGTCAGGCCACACAAGTTCGGCTGTTATTTTTGTTGTGCCAAGGGTCGCAGTTGCGCTCCCCGTTATAGCTTCATCTCTTGCAATTACAACCAAATACTGTCCATTGTTAATATGCACGATATCGGTTGCGCTTCTCGTTTCATACGATGCGTCCCGGCCACCCGTCAGCATAAGTTCCGTCACCGTTGCATCATTTGGATTGTAAATTCCTAATCCGAACCAGCGCACCCTCTTTGGCACTACTGGCGGTACTGCGGACAGGTTAACAGTTTCAGCCACAGAAGACCAATATCCTGCGACAGTAACTCTATAATACCCCGTTATTCCGGGAGTTATAAAGAAACTGCCGGTGTTAAACCCTTCGCCCTTTGCTGTGAGCGTTAGCCCGGATTGAATCGGCGTATTGGACGAAGATGACACAGTAGAACCGCTAGATGATGTGACCATACGCATAAACGCTTTTCTAGCATACAACTCTCCAGCAATCTCTAAGTTTCCGTCTGTATCTAACGACAAGGCGTTAGAACGGTTCGTATCGCTTGTTCCGTTGCCGACACAGAACAGCGGTGCGCCATAATACAGACCAGAATAGTAACTGTTATACTTTCCGAATGAAGCACCATACGCCCACGGGGAGATATTACCAATACCGCTCGCAAAAGAGCCTTCGCCCGTGACGATATGCCCCTCACCGAAAGACGCACTATAGCCACCAGCGAACCCGCTTCCCGCCGAACGTGTGCCGAATGTGAAGCTTTTACCGTTTACATCAGACCCAATTGCGTATCTAATAACGATTGTCTTACCGGATACAGACGGGCTACTAATTGTGACATAGAAAGCATTATATAGGCTTGACCACGTTAGTGTATATGTGGCTTCCACGCCATCCACAGTCACACTTTCAATGTCCGCCCTTCGTGCCAAACCATATACATAATATGTGTCCGACTGGCTGACTCCGGTGTATCTGGCTTCCACAGTGCCACCCGCAACATTCAGCAAAGAAAAATATTTCGTGCCATCGTCAGCCGTTGCAGAAATCTCTTTTTCCGTGATGTTCATATGACTGTCTGCGTCCTTGCCAATCTGCGCTCCGTCAGTACCAAACTCCGCAAGCACTGTCGACCCGTCCGTGTCATAAAATTTAATACTCCCCGTGGCTAGTGCCATAGCCAACTTTCCAAGAGCGTACAAATTAACCCCGCTCGCTCCGAAGATGGCCTGCACATTGTGTGCGGAATCAGGCGTGTAAAACGTCAACCCGGAAGCCGTCAAAGCCATAGCCAAGATGTTGTTTATATACTGCGCAATACCCGCTCTGCCATAGGACGCTATCAGGTCGCCCACAACAGCATTGGCATGGGAACAGTCATAGAAATTGATAGCTGCGTCAGACGAACTAGAGCCAGTCCACGAAGAAATGACCTTGCCGTTCCGGCGCATGATAGTTCCTGTGGACGCTATTGTCTGGGAATTGCCACTTGCTGTCGAGCCTTCGGTGTCGGAGACGTGCGCTCCAGTGTTGTCATACCAGAAATGGCTTTCCACTCCTTCAGCAATTTCCTGAGCAGTTTCGGCTGTTTGCGATGCCTGAGTCGCCAGTTTTGCTCCTTCCGCAGCCACCTGATTCCCAAGGTCGAGAATAGGGTCGCCATAGAGGATTGAGCCATCCTGGTATGCGGTGACTACTCTTGTCCAGTAGTAGTATCCTTCCACATAGGTCGGAACAGTAGTACTCCATTCAGTCGCCCTGATGTCCTCAAAGTCTCCTCCGGCGGGGATTTCCCTTGCGCTTGCCAGACAGTATTCCCTGACGATAGATACCACCCAAGAAGCACGGAGGTCCCTGTTCAAAGCACGGAGATTCCTGTTCAGTGCGGTGTTGGTCGTGTCGATTCGCTTCGTGAGGTTCTGGCCGATGGCGTTTGCTGTCCGGTCATCCGTCGGCGGGGCTGTCGCATTCCCGACCAGAAACGCCCTGCCGCCGGATACCCTGACCTGCACGGTATCGCCCGGCTTGGCAGCAATGGTCAGCTTAACCGGTGTTTCATCGACACCGCCTGGAATATGTACCCATGCGATGCCGGATTCGACGCGCCGGACGGTGGCGGTGGTATCGTAGGGAGATGTTTTCGCCTTGTCCGCGTTCCGGATCGCGTCGACCATCGAGCGGATAATGGATTCATTTTTCGCGCTCATTCTTCACCCCCTTTTGGTAGTAGGGGACGGACAATGCCGCCCCCCGATGTGTGTTAAAGTTCTCTTTTAATCAGTCGCATCATAGCTCTCAGCCGGAACGAACCAACGAGCATTTCTCTGCTTTACCCGCACCACGCTGTAATACATACCCGTGCGGATATCAACTACATCATGCAGTGTAATCATTCAACCACCTCCCATGTGTAAGTAGGCGTGCCGCCGCTCACAGTTGCCTTTAGCGTGTACGTGCCGTCCGTTGTCGGTGCTTTCGGAATACGGAACTTAACTAACTCCATGGTATGACCGGTCTGCTGAATCAAGTACGCTCCATCGCTGTCTGCGAGGTTGGGCAGATGCACCAACTTGTCACGGAGGTTAGCCATGTACTTGGTATTATGGCCTACGGGAATGCGAACATCCGCAGTGCTGACGTATTCCTCAGTGCCAAAATCATCCACAATCTGGGGCGATGCGTATGGCTCTGCGGTTTCGGTGGTCGGAGTGGCAAGTTCGTATACCATGTATCCGCTAGGAAGCGTTCCGTCATAATAGAACACTATGTTATTGTTTTGATTCGTTACGGCAAACTGTCCTGCTTCTGATAACGTTGTGCTTGCGATCTTTTGCACATAATTATTTTCTGTGATTATATTTGCAAGAAGAGATAAGGAGAGCGGGACTTTCATATTTGGCACAAAGGCAAAAGCACGTCTTGTCGTCGCCGTCGAATTCCAATTCAGCGTCCCCAAATCCACCACACCATACCGTCTCGTCACCGTGCCATCAGGGCTGTAAGTATCCCCGTCATAGTACAGATTTCCAGCACTATCGACCTTCGGGATACCACGCAGAGTCAGCGAGGAATCAAGCGGATAGCTGTGCTTGTCATAGGCTTCGTACTCGCCATTGCGCCAGCCAGACAAACTGAGGTTGATGCAGATGTCGTCTGGCATAGTCGGCGAATTTATAAAGAAACGGATATAATAACAATTCGATGGCGTTGTGAATTCTCTGTCGCCGTAAAAACCGCCAATCTGCGAAATCTTTTTCTTTTCCGAATCGTAGGTCACAATCGCCATTTCTTTACCGTGATGATAATAAACGGTATTAGGAAGCACGCTGATGAAGTTTTTTGACCTGCATCGTGACGTGGATATTTTGTTTTCGCCTGTTATCGGATCAAGTTCGCCGAGTTCTAATTCCTCATCCCACTGGTTAAACCCAACCATATCATGGGACTGCAAAGCAGAAACGGATACCAGTTCACCTGCATTGTACTCGTAGTAATCCTTCGGGAACAGCTTACGGAAGAAAGCTACTCCTGCCCCTGCTTCTGCCTGTTCGAGAGCGTATATGGCGTCTGCTACGGATGCGCCAAACATCTGTGTGAGGTCGATGACATACGCTTTATCAACGATGGCGTAATCATCCGTTGTCAAGTTAGTCCCAGAATTATTCCGGATACTTCCTTGAACCACAACACTGTTTATTGTGTTCTTGAAGATATAGCTAAGTGCCCCCGGAGCAGTAAGCCTTGTAATGCTTGAACCGTTAGGAATAACACTGCAGGTGCTTACGTTTCCATGCAGTTCTTTTACACTATAGTAGCCAAAATATATATGGTCTTTTTTGAGTGCATTAGCCGAAGCCGCCGACGCACCATATACGGAAGTACCAGATGCCGCATTTGTTACGGTGATTTTGTATTCACCATTCGCATAAATTGCTTCGCCTTTGTCCGAAACAGGCCAGTTCTGCTCAGTTCGCACAAGCTGATTCCACACCACCGTACCGCCAACGATCTCATCATACTCCCGGTCGCCGATGTCAGCAGACCCGCCAGAAGTACGGTATACGTACGGCTCGTTATCCTCAGTATACTTATTGCTTGCCAACTGGTCAGCCATTCCAACACCAAGGCTGTCATAGTAGCCGTCAATCCTTGCGTAGTTGGTTTCCACATCCTCAGACAGTGCCGTGATATCCTCGCCAAGCGCATTATCTGCGTTCTGCCTTGCTGTCTGTTCCGCAGTCAGTGCCGTCTGTAATGCTGTGTCTGCGTTTTCTCTCGCTGTCTGCTCCGTTGTTAAATCTTCCCTTAAATCAGCGTCGGCCTGCTCTCTGGCGGTCGCTTCAGCTGCCAGTTCTGCCGACGTAGCCCGGGTGTCAATGTCATCCTGCAACGCGTCGTCCGCAGCTTCTCGCGCTTCAGCTTCCGCCGCGACCGCAGCCGCTACCTTCGCTTCGGCCTCGGTGATAATTCGGCTCACCTGGTATTTGTTTGTGCCGTTCGATTCGGAGTCTGTCATCACAAAATCAGTATTGTCGACACTGGTTTTCTCCGGGTAATCTATCACCCGGTAGTCATCTAATGCCATTTCTTAACCCTCCGTAGTTATGAGGCCGACGATATAATCGTTATCATCGGAAACAACATAGTTTCTATCATCATCAATCAGGCGGAAAAGTCCGGTGATTGTATCTTCTGTGTCATCCTGCCGACTCGTCAGCTGTGCAGGCGTGGTGACTCGCTCGGAAGTCCGTGCGGCGTGACCAAGTTCGATGCTCTGGGTATCCACCGCAAAGATTCCGTCAAGCCCCTGTTCCGGATAACTCAGCCTTACCAAATCGCCCGGAAGCACGCCCGGCATAAATCGGCGGTCGTACTCCGCAGATAGTTCTACTTGCTGAAGTTCCGCAAGACGTCTGCTTGCATATTCCGCGATTGATTCATTGTCACCCCGATCGCAATTCGATTCGAAAGCCCACACCTCACGCCCACGGTTGACGGTGGACAACGGACTTCTCCTGGAATCGTCCCGGGCAATGGCGGTCATGTCCTCGTCTGTACACATCAGCACGTTGGGCGCTTCGTACCAGTCCAAAGCAACGTCAATCTGTGTTTCAATCACATCGTTGTAGTTCGGATCAAAAGCCGCCACGACAGCGATGGGAGCTGGTTCGATGCTGATTGCACCATCCCCAGCAATTCTAAGCCGCCAACCAATGGCGGTCAGAATCTTCGTTGCCATCGTCAATCTCGACTCTCCATCTTCCGCAATAATCGCATTTGTCAGCGATGGCGAACCATCCGCAACCGTGATCGGCGCGGGAGTGACTGACAACAGCTTTTTGACCTGTTCGGCTGCGTTCATCCCGGCGGGAGCATACCACCCCCGCGGGAGAATCACGTCGTCAGCCGGCTTTAGCACGGAATAGCCGTTTAGTGCGCTGGTAGACATCCGGCCGTTGTATGAGCGCTCCGGAGAGGTTGCAAGGCCTGTGAACATGGCTTCGTGTGCGTGCGCTCCGTTCTGGTTGGTGTCGAGGTAAATCCTTATCCAGATTTCACCACGCTGATAGTTCACGCAATCCACGTCAGCGGACTGCATCAATCCGTCAGTATTCCGCTTGATACTTCCGCCGGTTATCTCGATGCGCTCGATATCGCGCCACGTAGCAGGGTCTACGCGTGTCATATAGTAGGATGCTGAATAGCCTTTAGACCAATCCATTATTCATCCTCCTGCTGTGTCTGCTCCCATTCCGCCAGCGTCATGCCGTCGTAGGTTTCGGAATCGACTCTTGTAATCTTCAAGCTGAAATAGACCAACTTCTGATCATTGGACTGCTTATAATTTTCTGTCACCTGAACGTCAGCTGCAAAGCTGCTTCCATCCTTCGTCCTGATATGACAGATGCCCGGATGCTCTGCAAGGCGTCGCATGGCCTGAATGGTCTCCTGATCATCCGCAGTGATACCTACCGCTGAAAAGCTGGTAGACCGTGACACGGCCGGGTTCCAGTCACCCTGCACCGCACCGCCGAGATACTGTGTTTCGGTAAAATCCTTTGTCCACGAATTTGATAGGTCGATTTCGTAGATGAGTTCTACTCTACCGCCTGCAAAGTCGATGATATTCGCTTCGGTGTCGAGTCTGTCGCCGTCATCCTCATCGGTATCCACCCATGCAAGCGTGTTATCCTCCGTGATGTAATCGCCGTCCACAGTCTTGAACACGAACCTATGCCCGCCATACTCTCCGATCGTGGGGAACGGGTCGACGTACACAGTTCCAAAGAGCGCATTCGGATAAATCAGCACGGGTTTGTCAACGCTCAAGCGGTAGATGTCGCAAGTGTCGCCCGTAGCCGTTCCGGTCGGTGCAATTGGCGTCAACTTCGCAATCATGGCGTCAGAGTCGATTGTTACGGAAGCTGTCGGCACAAGTGCTTGGTGCGTCCAATGCACTTCGAAGTCTTTCTCTACCTGTGCGCTCTGACCTAATCCATCCTGTGCCGTCACAATGATGCGGTACTTCGCGCCATCGTCCAGCCTTCCAATCAAATCATCTCTGGAAATGTTTATAGTGCCGTCGCCATCATTCGTGACAATTGCCACCGTTTCACCCTCGAAACCGTACAGCTCCGATTCGTCAGGGCGGTCGATGTGGTAGGTTTCCGCACGCTCGATAATAATCGTTGTCGTGCTACCTTCGCCAGCTCCGGAGGTCGTGATAGTCAATGGCATTTCCGTCAGCGCGTTAATGTTCCGTGATACGCTCCCAACAACGATTGTCTGCGGTTCGAGACTATCGGAAGCAATTGCTACCGTCAGAGGTTCGGCAACGACCACCCTGACCGGATCACTCCAACCATCCGAAAACTTGCCACTCCCAGATACTACCCGCACAACCAAATCATGCGATTCTCCCGCCGCCCAACCGGCTTCGGCTGCCGAAATGGTAACGTTCTGTGCTGTCTCGGTATGCGCAAGCGGTACATATTCGCCGTTGACTACCTCTGCAAGCTCTGCATAGGCCTGTAGCGTCCCGTCAGTGGACGAATATGACCACGATGCAGTAACACTACCATCTTCCGTAATAACCCCGTCTGAAAGCGCCAGAACGGGCACAGCGGGTGCACTGGACAGGTCAATTGATTCGATGTCGCTGTATGCTCCGTAGGTGGCATCTTCGCCACTGCCCGATATCAACCGCACTCGCACGTACCACTTGACGCCCGTCTCCAAACCGCTGATATTCCAGCGTGACGAGTGGGTATTGTTAATGATATACGTGCTTGGCTCGTCTGTGCTTTCCCATGCGTCTTCGTGGTCAGCCCAAGAGATTTCTGCGGAAGTCGCATCCCGCCACGCCCATTCGAACGTTACGCGGATCGTGCCGGGCGTGTTAGTGGCCGCAAGCGTGACGCCCGCAGGCGCCACAGGTACGCTTCCACCTTCGACCACGGTTGCAGACCGCATGTTTACTGTTACGGCATAACTATCGACGCCATCCGCTCTGTCTGTGTAGTTAAAATTGCCCTGTGCGGCATAGACTCCAAAAGCAATCTGTTCGCCTGCTTCCCACGCAGGGCACTGAACCGTTGCACCTGTGTGGCCGTGTGGCATGATCCCGATGATTCGCCCGCCGGGGGTCTTGTCGGAAATGTACGTTATGACAAGGAAAGAGTCAGGCACGGCGCTGTTATTTGTCGCGCTAATCGACGCTCTGTAGGTCGTCGAATCCGTAGATACTGACAGCCCTGTTGGATCACTCAGAGCGCCTACAGTCGCCCTCATTGGCGCTCCGTAGGTTGTTACCCCGTTATACTCTGTGTTGACTCGCACAAAAAGCACCTTGTCGAGTCCAACGGAGGTCGGCACTATAAACTTTGCGGAATCATTCCCGCTCGTGTCAGCGCTTACGTTTGCATCCGTCCATGATGCGTCTGTGGGGCACTGTAGGCCTGTTAGCGGGGTCACAATGGTATATTGCACCGTAGTCTTGTCAACAGGATGCAAAAGGTCTGTAGGGGCTTCCCACGTTGCCGTGGCCACATAGCCACCGCCAGTCTGCGCTTGCGCTTTTATGCTCTTATTCTTGACCTGATACGACATGCCGTAAACATGCCGTGCGTATACCCAATCGGCTGCAACACCTGCGGAATCCCCGGATACACCACGCGTCTTGACTCTGATCCACCGCACCCACGACCCACTTGTAAGCGTTGTCGTGTCTTCCGTGATGGTTCGGCTTCCGGAAAGGCCAGCTGTGCCAGTCAGCCAACCGCGTTGTGCGCTGTTCCACGTCAGCTTTGCTCCGTTGCTCTCGTTACTGTTGACAAGGATTGATTCGTACAGCGTACCGACCGCCCAAGCCGCACCGTTGTCCTTGGCGCTCCAAGAAAACGTACAGACGTTACTCTGACTATCGGAACGGGACACGGACGGCGTTGACGGCTTTGCTGGATTGCTAATGTTATAGGTCTTTTCGTACCAATCGGATACAGTAGGGCTGTAATCCTTGCCTTTCTTGGTATATTTCTTCCTGTTACCACGTACCCGGAATTCAACAGCCTTCAGATAAGCGCCGGCTTTCTGCGGATAGTAGCTTGCCGCCGTCAGCGTGATTGATGCCTTGGTGTCCGTCTTTGGCCTTGACAGACTTATATTGACCCACTTGCCCCACGTACTATTTACTTTTACGCGATACTGGCAAGATTGCCCGTCACCATAATCCTTATCGGTAATCTTCCAAGAGAACGTGAACCCGTACCCAGAACGCGATATGCTGCCGCCGTTCGGCTTCTTTGTCTTAACTTTTTTCGCTGCCATATCACGCCATCCTTAATTCCATTTGCAGCTGACGTGCAAGCCTCCGGGCGTAATCCTCCGGTGCTTCCGCTCCGTCAACGTTGATTGTGATGTTATAAGTATTGCTGGTAGGCTGTCCGCTCACCGCTTCACGGATATCATTCATCAGGTTGGCACGGCCATACATCATTTCATCGCCTGCTTCACCCGCTCCAAACAATGTCGGAGTGTCAAAGACGTAGGGCTGATTCATGGCCTTCTTGTACCAATCAACCGAAAAACTCGGTTTGGTACCCATGCCGCCGATGCCCCAGGGAGCCGTTCCACCCTTCACGCTGAAGTGCGGCAGTTTCAAATTTGAAAAAATCTTGCCGATGCTCACCGGGAAGAATCCGGAAATCTTGTCCATCGTCTTCTTTACGGTGCTCTTTGCGTCCTCGATCGGTTTCGTGATCTTCTTTTTGATGGACTCAAAAGAGCTGCCGGCCTTCGATTTGATGCTTTCCCATGTGGTGGACAGGCTAGTCTTCAGGGCCGTTATAGGCCGCAGAGCTGACGTTTTGATGCTTGTCCATACAGAGATAGCCTTTGATTTCAGGTTCGTCCATACGCGCATTGTGACGCTTTTGATCGCGTTCCATGCCGCGGAGAGAACCGTCTTCAGCGTCTGCACCGGGTTCGTTACCGCCGTTTTGATGGCATTCCACACCGTAGACGCCACGGTCTTCAGCTTGTTCCATGTGGTAGTTGCGA